TAGTAACTCCGTTCTCATTGGCACTACAAATATAAAAAAGAAAAATAAAAAAATAAAAAAATGGCAGAAGTTTTTGTACCCTTAAATCGGTTTCAGTCAGTAGTAACAGGATTGACTGGAGAGCCGGATGAAATATATACAACACCCGCGGGTGTATCATCAATTGTGTTATCTTGTCAAATTACAAATAATAGTTTGGTAACACAACCTGTAACTATTTTTGTAACATCAAACAAAGAAATACCTGTACCTCAATTTACGGATATATATAGTGGTAGTGCTTTTGTTAGTTCTTCTGTATCTTTATTGAATTTTAGTGGAAGTTTTTCTAGCGCATCTTTATTATTAAATGCAAATAGACAATTTTTAAGAAAAGAGATAGCAGCATATACATCTAATCAAAATAATTTATCGGAAACTCCATTTACTTTTATATCATCATACTTTGAGCAAAATACATTAGATGATGTTGATGCAATAAAATATGATATTGTAAATAATACGACAATTAGAACAAGTAAAGCAGCAAAAGCTTATTTTGACAAAAATGGAGTATCATTAATTGATGAAACAGAATATTCAGCATCTATATTTGCTTTAGATTATTTAAAAGTATTATCAAACCAAATTATAAAAAATCAATCAACAACTGGTTCTGATGCATCTCCATTATTATTTCAAGCTGGAGTTACTCAATCTGTGTTAGATGGATTTGTGAATGGAACGCAATCTGGTATATCAGCATCTATATATGTGGTAAATTCTTTAGTTGATGTTATTAAAGCTACAATTGAATCTCCTGTGGTTGTTGAACAAGAAGCTGTGAGGTTGGTAACAAACGTAACAATACCACCAGCAGATTCTTTATCTCCTGTTGTTTCTGGTAAATTAGTATTAGAAGAAACATACGGATTTATTGTTTCTGGTTCAACTGAATTAACTGTGGTTCTTTCTTTGTTAGAAAGTGCGAATGAATAACAATAATATCATTGATTGATATTTATAAGGGATTCTCTATATTTATAACAAAGCTGGAAAGTAACGCATGGCAATTAGTAATCTATTAACGGGTAGGGTAAGGGTAGTAAGCCCGAAAAATGTAACGGCAGACAGATATCAATTTATTGATTTATCTCAAGTTGAACCAAATTTAGGGGTTCCTGATTTTTCTGCGTCATTATTAACAAATCCTGCGTTAGTAGTTTCTGATAGTGATGGTAATAGAGGATTTGCAAGAACAATTAGTTTAGACCAAATTTCAGGTTCTTTTTCTGGTTCATTTCAAGGAGATGGTTCTAATTTAACAGGTGTAAAAGCTGATGTATCTCCACAAATATCAAGTGGTTCGGCAACAGCATCGATTTCTCCTGATAGAGGATTGCAAATAAATGTAGATACTACCATTTTAGGTAATTTATATGTATCTCAGTCAATTATAGCTGACCAACTAATTGTAAATATAATTTCATCTTCTGTAATTTATTCATCTGGTTCAAATATTTTTGGTGATGCAGAAAATGATAAGCAAGAGTTTACTGGTTCTGTACAAATACAATCGGAATTAATAGTTAATACTGTTACTGGTTCATCATTTAGTGGTTCTTTTACTGGTTCGTTTTTTGGAGACGGTAGAAATTTATTTAATTTACCAGAAGCAACAAAATTAGCTAGTGGTAGTGTAACCGCATCGGTATCACCAAATACGGGATTTGTTGTAACATCAATAGCTAGTGGTTCTACTTTCACTGGTTCTCTTTTTGTAAGTGGAAACGTTGTAATACCATCTGGTAGTGGATTCTTTAGTGGTAGTGGTGCTGGGTTGTTTAACATCCCGTTATCGGCGCTTAATATTGAATCATTAGTATCAAATAGAATAGCTAGTGGTTCAGCAACAGCATCAATTTCTCCAAATAGAGGATTGGTGGTAAATACAACCATTACCGCCTCAATGTATTCTGGTTCTGGTAAAGGATTATTTGATATTCCTATTTCTGCATTATCACAAGAAGTATTTAGAATTGCAAGTGGTAGTGTTACAGCATCAGCATCTCCTAACTTTGGTTTTAGAGTACAATCATCTACAGTCGGTTCTCAAATAACTGGTAGCTTGTTTGTTACTGGAAATATAGAATTAGGTGTGGGTGCGTATTATAGTGGTAGTGGTGAGAAATTATTTAACATACCTCGTTCAGCTTTAACTCCTGATGCGTTAGTAGCAACATTAATAGGAAGTGGTAGTGTAACAGCTTCAACTTCTCCTGATTTTGGATTTAGAGTAGAATCATTTCAAAGTGGTTCGCAATTTACTGGTTCTCTTTTTGTAAGTGGAGCTAGAGGTATTGAAATAGTATCCGGTTCATCTTTCTCTGGAAGTGGAGCTAGATTATTTGATATACCCGTTTCCGCTCTTAGAGATTTAGACCTTACAAGAATTAGAAGTGGTTCGGCAACAGCATCAATTTCTCCAAATAACGGATTGGAGGTAAATATATTTTCTTCATTTACTGGAAGTATGATAGTATCCGCATCTGTAAAATACTTACCTTCCCAATCAATTCAAACTGTATTTAATGTAACTAATACTGGAGTTAATTTTTATACTTTTAGTGGAGCAGCTGAAGGTAACAATCCTACTTTAACTTTAGTAAGAGGTATAACATATACATTTAATTTAAACGCATCGGGTCATCCATTTTATATAAAAACAGCACCTGGTACTGGTACTGGAAATCAATATACAACAGGCGTAACTAATAATGGAGATGATGTAGGAGTTATAACATTCGCAGTTCCTGCAAACGCACCATCGATGTTATATTATCAGTGCCAATTGCATTCAGCTATGGTTGGTACTATTAATATAGTTGATGCAATAGTTCAGAGAGATAGTGGTGTTCTTATATATGGTGATGAAGTTATTAGTGGAAGTTTAAATGTAAAAGATGTTGTAAGAGCAAGAGAGTTTACAGGTTCAATAAGTTCATCGTTTATTCAAGGTGATGGTAGTGGTTTATACAATATTCCTCGTTCAGCTTTCACCGGCGATTCGTTTAGAATAGCAAGTGGTAGTGTAACAGCTTCTGTATCTCCAATTGTTGGATTTAAAGTAGAAACATCAGTAACTGGTTCTGAAATAGGTTCTCAGTTTACTGGTTCAGTTGCAGTAAGTGGTAGTGTAACCGCATCATTCTTTATTGGAGATGGTAGTAGATTAATTAATATAACTGTTCCACCGCAAGTAGCAACTAGAATAACAACTGGGTCTATAACAGCATCTGTGGATATAAACAGAGGTTTTAGAGTTGAAGCTACTACTATTGGTTCTGAATTTACTGGAAGTATTAGAGTTTCTGGAAGCGTTGAAATTAGTTCTGGTTCATCTTTCTCTGGTAGTGGTGCTAGGTTATTTGATATTCCTAGAACTGCATTAACTCCGGATGCACTATTAACAACATTTATAGCATCTGGTTCTGTAACAGCATCGGTATCACCTAATGTTGGATTTGATGTAAAATCATCTTTATTAGGTTCTAGATTTAGTGGAAGTATATTTGCTAATAACGGAATCCGTTTAATGTCTGGCTCGTTTAGTGGTAGTGGTAGAGAATTATTTGATATACCTGTAGCAGCTCTTTCGGATTTAGATACATCAAAAATATTTAGTGGTTCGGCAACAGCATCAGTTTCTCCAAATAGGGGATTTGAAGTATTTACAGCAACATCTAGATTCTATGGTTCAGTATCAGCTTCTGTATTTAGTGGTAGTGGTGCTGGATTAACAAATATACCATTCTCAGCACTTTCGCAAGAATTATTTAGAATTGTAAGTGGTAGTGTAACGGCATCGGTATCACCTGAAGATGGATTTAAAGTAGTATCTACACTAAGTGGTTCTCAGTTTACTGGTTCGTTATTTGTAACTGGTGGATTTATTAGAGTTGCAACTGGTTCATTCTTTAGTGGTAGTGGTGCTGGATTATTAAACATCCCTCGTTCTGCCTTAAATGATGATGCACTTACAGCAACAGAAATCAAATCAGGTTCAGTAACCGCATCGGTATCTCCAAATTTTGGATTTAGAGTACAATCACAAATAAGTGGTTCTGAATTTACTGGTAGTGTTTCAATTAGTGGTAGTTTAGAAATAATAGCAACATCTGGCTCTTTAATATTAGCATCATCATCCGCATACTATGGAGAAGGTACTTATTTAAGAAACATACCTCGTTCAGCTTTAACACCGGATGCATTACTTTCTACGCTTATAGCTAGTGGTAGTGTAACCGCATCGGTAGCACCTAATACTGGATTTGTAGTAAATTCATATTCTACAATTAGTGGTAGCCTTATTGTATCATCATCAGCAAGAGCAATGCCTAATTCTGATATAGATACTGTATTTATTGTAACAAATGAGGGTAGTGGTCTTTATAATATAAGTAATAAATTAGTAAGTGGTTCGAATCCAACATTAACTTTAGTTAGAAATGTAGAATATACTTTTAATGTTAATGCTAGTGGACATCCGTTTTGGATTAAAGAAACACCTGGTACTGGTACTGGAAACTCATATGATTATTGGGTAACTAATAATGGTGAAGACACTGGTGTAATAACATTTTTAGTTTCAGGAAGTGCACCTGATACATTATATTACAACTGTCAATTACATTTATCAATGGCAGGTACAATCGATGTAGTAGATGCATTGTATGTACCAGCTGAAATAACATTAATTGGTGATACAAAAGTAGTTGGAGTAGTAACAGCATCTGTATTTAGCGGTAGTGGTAAAGGTTTATTTGATATACCTCGTTCAGCATTATCGGAAGAAGTATTCCGTATTGCAAGTGGTAGTGTAAGTGCATCTGTATCTCCTGATTTTGGATTTAGAGTAGAATCATTTGAGAGTGGTTCTGATTTTAGTGGAAGTATTAGAATTGATTCATCTTCATTCTTATATGCCGTAGGTACTTACTTAAGACAAATTCCTAGAGCAGCATTAACCGAAGATGCATTAATATCAGCTGAAATTAAATCTGGTTCAGTAACAGCATCAGTTTCTCCTGATTATGGATTTAGAGTTATTACTCCATTTACATCTTCAATTGATGAGAACGGATATTTTACTACACAAATTGGTTCTCAATTTACTGGTTCTATTGATGTTAGTGGAAGTTTATTTATAAATGACGTAAGTGGGGGTGTGTATATTGCATCATCTTCATTCTTATATTCAGATGGTACTTATTTAAGAAATATACCTCGTTCAGCATTAACCGAAGATGCATTAGTTTCAACCGAAATTAAATCTGGTTCAGTAACAGCATCTGTTTCTCCTGATTATGGATTTAGAGTAATAACTGATAAAACAGGTTCACAAGTAGCAGCTCAAATTACTGGCTCGGTTGATATTAGTGGTTCATTAACTGTTAAAGATTTTATATTTGGTGATGGTAGATTTATTACAAATGTACAAGCCGCAGCGGCTCCATTTATTGGTAGTGGTTCTGCAACGGCATCGGTAGCAGATGGTGAACGATTTGTAGTAACAACTGCAAAGACTGGTTCTGAAATAGGTTCTGAATTTACTGGTTCTGTTGAAATTAGTGGTTCATTAATTGTATCTAACTTTTTAATTGGTGACGGTACTTTTATTACAAATGTAGTAGCTGCAGCATCTCCTAAAATTGCTAGTGGAAGTGTAACCGCATCCGTATCTCCTAATTTTGGATTTAAAGTAGAAACACAAGCAACTGGTTCTGGGATTGGTTCTCAATTTACTGGTTCTATTTCAGTTAGTGGAAGTATTCAAGCATTTACATATTTTGGAGATGGTTCTAATTTAACAAATGTAGCTGCAGCAGCTGCACCAAGAATAGCATCTGGTTCTGTAACTGCATCGGTAGCACCTAACACTGGATTATTAGTAAACTCATATGTAAACATAAGTCAAACTGTTCCATCATCATCTGCTGGTTTAATTGTAAGTGGAGCAGTTTACATAAGTGGTTCAATAACAGCTTCTCGTTATGATGGAGATGGTGGGGGATTATTTAATATCCCAGCATCAGCACTTAAAGATTTACAATTAGATAAAATACAATCTGGTTCTGCTAGAGCAATAATAGACCCAACAAAATTAGATGTAAACGTACCAATTACGGCAGCACTTTATATAGGTGATGGTGGTGGTTTGTTTAACATTCCTGCAAATGCATTGGAAGATTTGCAATTAGATAGAATTAAATCTGGTTCTGTTGAAGCTGTGATTTCTCCTAATTTGGGTTTAGTAGTAAATACAAAAGCAAGTATATCACAATCATTAGCGGTTAGTGGCGGATTATTTGTAACTGGTGGTAATATTATATTGAACGGAAGTGGTTCTACCTTCGTTGGTGATGGTAGTGGATTATATAATATTACAATTGCTAATTTAGCATTTGAAACATCTATAATGAAATCGGGCTCATTTACGGCATCAATTTCACCTGATAAAGGATTTGTTGTAAATACATCCGCATCTATTTGGGGAAATCTTTATGTTGGTGATAATTTAAGAGCAACAACTATAACTGGTAGTACTCAAATATATTCTCCAATAGTAAGTGGTGGTTTATTGGGTACATACACATATCAAGGAAATGGACCAACTGCATCTGCGGAATATGATATTTTGAGATTTGATGAAAATAGAGGACATTATATTCCTCAACCTGAAACTTCATTAACTGAAACTGTATCGTTTAATAATGTAAGTAGTTTAACTATTGTACATAATTTAGGGATTAGATATCCAATGGTACAGGTTTACGCCACTGGTTCGGAAGACCAAATTTTACCAGGTACAATAAAATCAATTGATGATGATACTATTCAAATTGTATTTAGTGGATTGACAAGTGGGCATGTGGTAATTGGTAGTGGTGGTTCTTTGATTAGTGGTACAATAGAAGGTGGTAGAGTTATTGGTACGGTATTATCAGCATCATTTGCACAGGTTGCTGGAACTGCTAATAGTCTTGTTGGATTTGATTCTGCATCATTATCCGCATTAGGTGATTTACAAAACTTTGTAAGAAATTCACAAACATCATCAATGGCGGTGTTTAGTGCAGTAAGTTCTTCTTACGCATTAACCGCATCATACGCATTAAACGCAGGTGTAGGTAGTGGTACTGAATTATTTATATATCAAACAAGTTCATTAGTAAAAGCACAAGTAGGAAAAATTCATTTTACTGGTTCTGGTGTTGATGTAATATCATCTGGTTCGGATGGTGTATTGGTAACGATATTAGGTGGTGGTGGTGGAGTAACATCATTAACCGCATCGTATGTTGCATCATCTGATGTTGATGGGCCTTTGGGAATGGATAGTATAACCTTTGCAAGAACTGCATCTTATGCATTATTTGCATTAAATACTCCATCATCTGATACATCATCATTCTTACAAATTAACACAGACCAAACAATAAACGCATCACTTACAATTAGTGGTAGCTTGGGTGTTACTGGTAGTAGTTTTTTAACTGGACCGGTTATAGCAAATAGTTCTATACAATTAAATAACTTACCAACAGGTTCATCGGAAGAAGTTGTAATTTGGAATAGTGTAACAAAACGATTAGAAAGAAGAAATATAGCAGCAGCAGTTGGTTCTTCTGGTACAGGTGGTAGTAGTGGTACTACTGGTTCATCTGGTTCATCTGGAAGTAGTGGAACTTCTGGAACATCTGGTTCATCTGGTTCATCTGGAAGTAGCGGAACATCTGGTACTTCTGGTTTAGATGGTACATCAGGAACTTCTGGTTCATCTGGTACATCTGGAAGTAGCGGAACATCTGGTACATCCGGTTCATCTGGAACTTCTGGCACATCTGGAAGTAGTGGTACATCGGGAACATCTGGTTCATCTGGTACGTCTGGAACATCTGGTTCTTCTGGTACATCTGGAAGTTCTGGTTCATCTGGAACGTCTGGTACAAGTGGTAGTAGTGGAACTTCGGGAACATCTGGAACATCTGGGTCAACTGGTTCATCTGGAACATCTGGGTCATCTGGTACATCGGGTTCTTCTGGAACATCTGGTACATCCGGTTCTTCTGGTACATCAGGTACATCAGGATCATCTGGTTCATCGGGAACATCTGGTACATCTGGAACTTCTGGTTCAGCTGGTTCGTCTGGTACATCTGGAACTTCTGGTTCTACGGGTTCATCTGGTAGTAGCGGTTCGTCTGGAACTTCTGGTACATCTGGAACGTCTGGTTCATCCGGCTCTGCTGGTAGTGGTGGTTCTGCTGGTTCTTCTGGTTCAAGTGGTTCTGGTGGTACTACTGGTACAGGTGGTAGTGGTGGTTCATCTGGTACATCGGGAACTTCTGGAACATCTGGAACTTCTGGTACTAGTGGTACAAGCGGTAGTAGTGGTACATCTGGTTCGGATGGACAATCTGGTACATCTGGTACATCTGGTACGTCTGGAGAAGATGGCACATCTGGTAGTAGTGGAACTTCAGGAACTTCTGGTTCAACTGGTTCAGCTGGTTCTTCTGGTACGTCTGGTATAGATGGAACTTCTGGTACATCGGGAACTTCTGGTTCAGCTGGTTCATCTGGAACTTCTGGTACATCTGGTTCTACTGGTTCATCTGGAACTTCTGGCACATCCGGAACTTCTGGTTCGGCTGGTTCATCTGGTTCATCTGGAACTTCAGGAACATCTGGTACTGATGGTTCTGCTGGTACAACGGGTTCATCTGGAACTTCGGGAACATCTGGCACAAGCGGAAGTGGTGGTACATCGGGAACTTCTGGAAGTAGTGGTACTTCGGGAACATCTGGTACTGATGGTTCTGCTGGTACAACGGGTTCTTCTGGAACATCTGGAACTTCTGGTACATCGGGAACTTCTGGAACTAATGGAACTTCTGGTTCAGCAGGTTCTTCTGGAACATCTGGTACTGATGGTTCTGCTGGTACAACGGGTTCATTTGGAACTTCTGGTTCTTCTGGAACTTCCGGAACTAATGGTTCATCGGGAACATCTGGTACGGACGGAACATCTGGAACGAGTGGAACATCTGGAACTGATGGCTCGGCAGGTACATCTGGTTCATCGGGAACTTCTGGAACATCTGGAACTAATGGTACATCTGGAACATCTGGCTCAGCAGGTTCTGCGGGTTCGTCTGGTTCAGCAGGTTCGTCTGGTTCTACTGGTTCATCTGGAACTTCTGGTACAAGCGGTACATCTGGTTTAGATGGTACATACTTCGGTTCATCCGGAACATCGGGAACATCTGGTACAAGCGGTACATCTGGAACAAGCGGTACATCTGGTACATCTGGTACATCTGGTGTTGATGGCACATTTAATGGTAGTAGTGGAACGTCTGGAACATCAGGAACATCGGGTACATCGGGAACTTCTGGTTCTAATGGTACGGCTGGTTCATCTGGAACATCTGGAACATCTGGACAAGATGGTACATTATTTGGTAGTAGTGGAACAAGTGGTATATCTGGTACGTCTGGAACTTCAGGTACTTCGGGAACTTCTGGAAGTAGTGGAACGTCTGGCACATCTGGTGTTGATGGTACATTTAATGGAAGTAGTGGAACGTCTGGAACATCAGGAACATCTGGCTCAGCTGGTTCGGCTGGAACTTCTGGCACATCGGGTTCATCTGGAACATCTGGAACATCTGGACAAGATGGAACTTTATTTGGTAGTAGTGGTACAAGCGGACAAAGTGGAACATCTGGTTCAGCTGGTTCATCGGGAACGTCTGGAGCGTCTGGTACTAACGGCTCTGCTGGAACGTCTGGAACATCTGGTTTAGACGGAACTTTATTTGGTAGTAGTGGTACATCTGGAACATCTGGGACATCGGGAACTTCTGGTTCAAGTGGTACATCAGGAACATCTGGTACATCTGGACAGGATGGTACATTATTTGGAAGTAGTGGTACAAGCGGAGAAAGTGGTTCATCTGGGTCATCTGGCTCAGCTGGTTCATCTGGAAGTGGAGGTTCGTCTGGAACATCTGGAACATCAGGTACTTCCGGATTAAATGGTACATTCTTTGGAAGTAGTGGAACTTCTGGTTCTTCTGGAACATCAGGTACATCTGGTTCGACGGGTTCATCTGGAACATCGGGTAGCGGTGGTTCTTCTGGTAGTGGTGGTTCATCTGGTACATCGGGAACTTCTGGTCTTAATGGAACTTTCTTTGGTAGTAGTGGTACATCTGGTACATCGGGAACTTCTGGAGTAAGTGGTAGTAGCGGTACATCAGGAACAACCGGTTCAGCAGGTACAACAGGTTCATCTGGTACAACGGGTTCATCTGGTGTTAATGGTACAATGTTTGGAAGTAGTGGTACAAGCGGAACGTCTGGTGTTTCTGGTTCAAGTGGTGTAAGTGGTTCATCTGGAGTAAGCGGTTCGTCTGGTACAACGGGTTCATCGGGAACATCTGGCGTAAATGGTACAATGTTTGGAAGTAGTGGTACTTCGGGAACTTCTGGTACAGGTATATCTGGTACATCTGGTACATCGGGTGTAACTCCTCCTGGTATGACTTCGGGAACATCTGGACAAGATGGAACTTTATTTGGTAGTAGTGGTACATCTGGGAATAGTGGAACTTCTGGTACAACACCTCCTGGTATGACTTCGGGAACATCTGGATTGGATGGTACATTATTTGGAACATCTGGTACATCTGGGCTAGCTGGTACATCTGGTACAACGCCAGCAGGTATGACATCTGGAACGTCTGGTACATCTCAATTCCCAATAGCTGGAAATACTGATAATGGTTTATTAACATATGATGTAGCAACTGTTGGAGCAAACGTAGAAGCTAATATTACATTTAATGGTTCTACTTTAACAATCATAGGAAGTACAACTCAAACTGGCGATGTAAATGTAACAGGAGCAGTAACAGCAACTACATATGTAGGTTCAACAACATTTAGAGAAACATTTAGTGATTTGGGAGCTGGTGGTAGTGCTACTTTAGACCTATCAACCGCTAATAACTTTAGAAGACAATTCAATGCAACCGCAACAGTAACATTTAGTAATCCACCAGCATCAAACGCATTTGGATTTACTTTAGTAGCTGTAAATGCTGGAGCATATGCAATAACATGGCCGGCATCGGTAGATTGGGCTGGTGGAACTGCCCCAATATTAACTGGAGCTGGTGTAGATGTTTTGGTATTCTATACTTATAATGGTGGAACTACATACTACGGATTTGTAACGGGTAAAAATTTAAGTTAATTATATGGGAATATTTAGAAGATTAGTAGAAACGGACACAGCACAAGTATATCCATTTGTATTTAAGATAACAACATCATCGGCTAGTACACAATTTACTGTGCCATTAGCTAATTATTTAGGTTTAACTCCATCTGTAACAATAGATTGGGGAGATAGCACATCATCGCCATTAATAACATCAACTACATCTCCGGATAGAATTCATACATACGCATCAGCTGGTACTTATGTAATAACTATTAGTGGATTTATGCCAGGTTTTGTAGTAAACAACAATGCATCAATTAGAAGTTTAATTACTGAATTAGTACAATGGGGAATCGTTGGATTACGAACAGTTAATTTTTATGGATGTAATAATTTAACAGCTATTCCTGGTAGCGCTTCGTTAAGTGCGGTTGGTGGATATACTGGATTGGATGAAGTACTTAGTTTTGTATATTTTATGAGAGGTACTGGGATAACAGCTATTCCAGCTGACCTTTTTGATTATTCTCCAAACGCAACAATATTTACGGATGCATTTTCAAGTACACCAATTACAACAGTACCATCTGGTTTATTTGATGAAGTTATAAATGCAACTACGTTTGCATCTTGTTTTTTCAACTGTACATCTTTAAGTTCTGTACCATCCACATTATTTGATAATTGTCCAAACGTAACATCCTTTTCATCAACGTTTAGAAATTGTAGAGCATTAGGTAATGTTTTACAATTTACAAATAATTTAAGTGTATCTACATTTAATAATGTTTATAATATGAGTTCTACTACAAACGCATTAGCTGGAACTGCTCCTGAATTGTGGAATAGAACTCCAACACCATCTGGAACTGATGCATTTAATAATTGTACCGGTTTATCAAATTTCGCATCAATACCTCTAAATTTTAAATAATATGTATTTACGAATTATAGATGAAACAATAAATTATCCATATAGTATTTCTCAATTAAGAGAAGGATATCCTAATGTAAGTTTACCAGCGGAATTAACGGATATATCATTGGTAGAATGGGATATGTACGTTGTTACTCCAACGCCAAAACCAATTGATTACACAAAAAATATTTCAGAAGGAACTCCTAATTTAATTGATGGTATATATTATCAAAATTGGATTCAAACCAACGCATCTCAAAGTGAAATTGATTATAGATTGGAAAATCAATGGGTAGAAGTCAGAGAAATACGAAATCAATTATTAACAGAGTGTGATTGGACTCAATTAGCTGATATTCCAACCGAAACAAAAGAATTGTGGACATCATATAGAACACAATTAAGAGATATTACATCCCAACCCAATCCTTTTTCTATTAATTGGCCTGTGAAACCTTAAAAGGAAATTTTTTATATTTATACACATAACAAACGTAGATAAATATAGATGGTAATACACAGTCCCATATTTTCAGGCTCAATTTCACAAGCTTCAAATGCGTACGCAAATTTAAGTGGTTCATTTACTGGTTCATTTACTGGTTCATTTAAAGGTACAATCAATGTGTCACAAGCATCTTTTGATTACCTTGATGTAAATCAAAGATTGTATGTAAGTGGTTCGCAAATTATGTCTGGGTCTATTTATTTGACACAAGGTGGATATTTAGTAGATGGGGTAAACGTATTAGATTCAGCTATAGCATTTGCAATAGCATTAGGATAAAAATAAAAAAGAAATGGCAAATACATTTAAAAATAGTATAACAAGTTTAGTAGGAACAACCGGTGTTAATGTATATCAAGCACCATCGGCAACATCAACAACAGTTATAGGAGTTAGTGTAGCTAATGTTAATACACAAAACATTTCAGTTAGTGTAATGATACATGATACTTCAACAGCTAAAGCTGTACATTTAGTTAAGAACGCTTTAATTGTTCCTGGCGGTGCATCTGTTTTAGTAGGTGGTGAGCAAAAATTGGTTTTAGAATCTACGGATTTTCTATCGGTGACATCATCTTTAGCAAATTCAGCAGATGTAATTGTTTCGGTTTTGGAAATAACATAAAGTTTTAGATAATGCAGAATTTAGGTAATAATCCTAATGGTTTAAATCAACTAAGCGCAAGTTTAGTTTCTTTGTTTGTAAGTGGAAGTAGAATAGCTAACTTTTCATCTGCATCTGGAATTCAGATTGATAAGGTTGGTACATTTTCCAATACAACACTTGAAATAACGGCTAATACAAAAATTAGTGGTTCTATTACCGCATCATTGTTTAATGGTGATGGTAGTGGATTGTTTAATATTAATGCCGCAGCAATTGGTGATTTAGATAGGATAAAGTCAGGTTCAGCAACAGCAATAATTTCTCCAAATAAAGGTTTAGTAGTAAATACCGATTTAACAGTAGCAGGTACAATAAATGCAACCGAATTAAAAGTAACTTATATATCATCATCAATAATCTACGCAAGTGGTTCATCTAAATTTGGTGATGCACAAAATGATAAGCAAGAATTTACTGGTAGTGTAAATATAACTGGTTCATTATTTTTTGGAACAGGTTCTTTAAGGCAAGATATAACAACTGAAGAAGTTTTAGTTTATAATGTAACAACTGGTAGGATTGGCATTAAAACTTCAGCAGCATCATCTGGAACATCTGGAACTTCTGGAACTTCTGGAACTTCTGGTACATCTGGCACTTCAGGAACTTCTGGCACTTCAGGAACTTCTGGCACTTCAGGAACTTCTGGAAGTAGTGGTACGAGTGGTTCTTCTGGTACAAGCGGTACATCAGGAACTTCTGGCACATCTGGAACTTCAGGAACTTCTGGAACATCTGGCACATCTGGTACAAGCGGTACATCAGGAACATCTGGAACTAGAGGTACATCAGGAACTTCTGGCACATCGGGAACTTCTGGAACATCTGGCACATCGGGAACATCTGGTGTGAGTGGTTCATCTGGAACATCTGGGTCATCTGGAACTTCTGGTACATCTGGAACTTCTGGAAGTAGTGGTACATCGGGAACATCTGGAACATCTGGATTAACAGGTACAAGTGGTACATCCGGATTGACAGGGACATCTGGAACATCGGGATTAAGTGGAACGAATGGTACATCGGGAACTTCTGGAATAAGTGGAACGGCAGGTACATCAGGTACATCAGGAACATCTGGTACATCTGGTACAAGTGGTGTAACCGGTGCGGGTGGTGCAGGAGGTACATCTGGAACTTCTGGTTCTTCTGGAACATCTGGGTCTTCAGGAACATCTGGTACATCAGGCACATCAGGAACATCTGGAACATCGGGAATTAGTGGAGCTGGTGGTGTGAGTGGTACGGCTGGAACTTCTGGTACAAGCGGTACATCTGGCACATCGGGTACATCTGGGACATCTGGAACGCGTGGTACATCGGGAACTTCTGGAACATCTGGAGTAAGTGGTACGGGTGGTTCTTCTGGGACTTCAGGTACATCTGGAACATCTGGAATCAATGGAAGTAGTGGAACAAGTGGTACATCTGGCACATCTGGAACATCGGGTACATCTGGAACATCTGGCACAAGTGGTACATCTGGTATAGGTAGTAGTGGTACATCGGGTACATCTGGAACATCAGGAACAAGAGGTACATCCGGAACGTCAGGTACATCGGGAATAAATGGTAGTAGCGGTACATCTGGCACATCTGGAATAAATGGTAGTAGCGGTACATCTGGCACAAGTGGAACATCTGGCACAAGTGGCACATCTGGAATTAGTGGAAGTTCGGGAACATCTGGCACATCAGGTACATCGGGAACTTCTGGTACTTCTGGAACATCGGGAACATCTGGGATATCAGGAACATCTGGAACTTCTGGAACATCAGGTACATCCGGTACACGTGGAACTTCTGGAACATCGGGAACTTCTGGTACAAGTGGAACATCAGGCACATCGGGAAGCAGTGGAACTTCAGGAACTTCTGGTACATCCGGAACATCTGGTACATCTGGGGTTAATGGTAGTGATGGAACATCTGGCACATCAGGAACTTCTGGAACATCTGGCACATCGGGAACATCTGGAACTAGAGGTACATCCGGAACTTCTGGCACATCGGGAACTTCTGGAACATCTGGCACATCCGGAACAAGAGGTACATCTGGGACATCAGGAACATCAGGTACATCTGGAACATCAGGAACTTCTGGAACATCTGGTTCATCAGGAACTTCTGGATTATTATCATTAACTGGTACAACTGATAATGGTGTAATCACATTAAACGGAACTGCACCAAATGCAACCGTTGAAGCAAATTTAAGATTCGATGGTACTACATTGGCAGTAACTGGTAACGCTACAATTAGTGGTGACCTTACTGTAAGTGGTACAACAACATATATTAATACAACAACTTTAAATGTAGGTGATAATATCATCACATTAAATGCAGATATTGGAGCATCAACCGCACCAACTGAAAATGCTGGTATAGAAGTTAAGAGAGGTAATGCAGCAACAAAAGCATTTTATTGGGAAGAAGCAAATGATAGATGGTATGCTGAAGATGGATTGTATGTAGCTGGTAACGTAGTTCTTAGTGGAACTGTTGATACGGGACAAGGTGCAACTGAAGTTTACTTAATGAATCAGAATGTTCGTACAACCGATTCGGTAACATTTGCAAACGTAACTTCAAACTTAACTGGTACTGCTGATAGAGCAGAAGCTGTTGATTCAAATGATACTAGAAATGTAAACGATACTCCTTCAAGTAAAAATGCTGGAGTTTATTTTGATTTTAAAACAAATAGTGTAAACGGATTAAGTGATGGTGGTACATATAACGGACAAATGTTTTGGCGAAGTTATGGTAGTAGTACTGATTTAAGTGGAGGATATCCAATACAAATAGCATATACTGCAAATGGTAGAATATGGAGTAGATTGGGAACATCATCATCAGCATGGGCTTCTTGGCAACAAATATTAAATAGTGTTGACCAAATTTACGCTTATAATATGAATCAGTATGTAAGAACTACTGATGCACCTACATTTGCTGGATTAAATTCAACTGATACTATAACGGTTAAGAGTAATGGTACTCCATCTGGTGTAAGAGCATTTAACGCAGATTCTGTTCTTAGACTTCAAAATACAAATAGTAATAACTATTTAGAATTTAGAAATCAAGCTGATACTGGAACTTATGGTGGTATTTTATTTACTGATAATAATGTTGGAGGTTATATCGCATTTAGAACATATGTAGGTAGTGGAGCTAACAATGGAACAAACGGAGATTATATGATATATGGTACTTACACAGACCATATATTCCAAGCCGGCAGTTCTGAAACAGTAAATGGAAAGAGTGAAATATTTAGAATGTATGCTAATGGTGATGTAAGAGCACAAGGTGGTATGTATGCAACTATATATTACGATTCCGCTGATACTACATATAGATTTAACGGAGATGGTTCATCTGTTTTAAATGAATTAACTACATTTGGTTCTACAACTATTAGAAACAATTATAATACAGGTCAAAATTTAAAACTCAATCTAAACGATTCTGGTGCATATGGTTTAGTTGATTTCCAAGAGAATGGTTCACATAAAGGATTTTTTGGATTGGGTGGAACTACACAATCATTTGGTACATATGCAGCATATACCGCTGATGGATTTAGCTGGAATCATGATGGTACTGGTAAAATAATTATTGCCAATAGAGGTACATCAAAACGAATTGATTTAAACACTGGTGCGGAGGGTAGTACCAATTTTACAACAATAAGAATGACGAATCAGAATGTGTATATAACACCTGATTCAAATACTGGTACTTTAGATGCACCTATATTTAGAGAATTAACAAGTACTGGATATTATTTAGACCCATCAAGTACTGGTACTTCATTAAATACGGCGGGTTCTATACGAGGTTCGTATTATGTAGCAAGTAATTATACCAGCACCGGATACACTCAATATAAAGGCTATGACAATAATAACCATTTTATAATGATTAGAGGTAGGGTAACTGGCAACACAACATCTCCTACTTATACTGGTTATCATAGAACATCATTAGTAGAATACGCTGAAGGAAATGATGATACTGGATGGTTTTTTCAAACTGCGGCTACTGGTAATTATGATATTGTAGCTAGAATAACACGTTCATATTCTCAATTTGAATCAAGCCTTAGAGCACCTATATTTTATGATTCCGATAATACTGGTTTTAGAATAGACCCTACGGATTATTCATATGTAAGATATTTTAAAGTTAGAAGTAGTGGAAGTTCTTCTGGAACTAGAGCATTGACGGTACATGATGAATCTCAAGGTGAAATAAACTTTGGTACTTATCCTGGTGCTTGGACTTCCGCAGTTCAAATCCAATCTAATAACAACGCCACTTACATGTGGATGTCACCATTGACTGGATATAATGGTAGATTTTATATGGCTGGTGCTGGATTGGACATATATACTGAAGGCAACGGATTGTCTGGACAATTTTACAATGGACAATTTAGAACTGGATTTATTTACGATTTCAATGATACGGGTACATACTTAGACCCTAATGGATTTAGTAATTTATATAATAGTGGTTTAGTTGCAACATTTACAAAATTAAGTACATCTCCAAATAGTAGAGCAGTTCAATTTGCAAATAATCAGGGTGATAACTCTTGGGGTATTGTTGGTGAATTTAGAGTTAATGGTTCTCCTGGTACGGATAGACCATCAATCTTATTCTCTAATGGATTTGATAGTAATACTTGGTCTTGTGGATTTGGTTACGCAGATTCTTCTTATTTTAGAATTAATCACGACCACGGCCATAGAAATGGTTCTTGGGGTACTACGGATTTCTATGTTGATAGAGGTGGTAACTCATATTCAAATGGTAGTTCTAGAGCACCAATATTTTATGACCAAAATGATACTGGTAGATATATGGACCCAACCGGTCAATCGTATATTGTTAATTTATGCGTTGGTACAAATAACTATAATCACGGATATCCTGGCGTACTTCAAATTGGTAGTACATCATACAACTATAACTTTAATAATGGTAGTTGGGCGGGTAGTATTACAACTGGTATATTAGCAAACTGTGCAGATGAATGGGAGTTTTCAATACATGATAGTGGAACTTCGGTTGAATCTGTATTCATATACTCTGGTGGAAGAATATTAATGGGCAGAAGTATTGGTTGGGGTACAACTTATATAGAAGCAGCTGAATCGTTCAGAGCACCTATATTCTACGATTCCAACGATACCGGATATTACACAAACCCCAATGGATATTCACAAATGTCAGCTGTATGGGCAAACAACTGGTTTAGACCTCAAGGATGTTGTGGATTGTATTTTGAATCATATGGACAGGGTATTTGGAGTGTATTTTGTGAGGGTAGTCCTTATGGTCACACATCAACTTATGGTGGTGGTAGAAATGGATGGTATGGATACGCTATTAGTAGTAGATACTGTTTTATGAGTACAACGGGTGATAACTGTGGTGTACATGATACTGCTAGAGGTTGGATTTGGTATATGAGTGGAGCCGAACTAAACCTTTATTGGGCTGGAAACCGTAGAATTGTAACTACTAGTTGGGGTTCTTATTACGATGGATATACGGAAGTAGGTGGTTCTTCAAGAGCCCCAATATTCTACGATTCAAACGATACGGGATATTATTTAGACCAAAATACAACTTCAAATGATGCATTAAGAATTAGAGGTGGTGCGTTACATGGACCTAACCCATCTTGGGGAGCATATTTTAGAAGTGGATGTAATGGTAGAGTAGATGGTTGGGCATCCGTTGAAACAACCAATGGTAACCTACATATGGATTGTAGAGATGGATATGAAACTTATATCAATCACTATAATGGTAATAGAACTTATTTGTATGAAATAAGAACAAACTTTATTTATGATAGAGATAATACTGGATATTATTCTGACCCGAATGGTACATCTCGTATAAACTATGCTATACATGATAACGTTTATTCATATAGCTGGATTTTCTCTCAAAATAACATCATCGCTTATTACTCAGATGAAAGATTGAAAACTAATTTAGGACCAATTGAAAATCCATTAGATAAAGTGAATCAACTTAATGGATTCTACTATATTGAAAATGATTTAGCACGTTCATTTGGATATACGGATGAGAAAGTTCAAGTGGGTTTATCAGCTCAGCAAGTTCAAGCAGTATTACCGCAAGTTGTAACTCTAGCTCCGTTTGATATGGATATAGATAACGAAACTAAAGAGATTAAAGGTTCTAAAACTGGTGAAAACTATTTGACTGTTGATTACGAAAAGATAGTACCTCTATTAGTAGAAGCTATAAAAGAACTTAGTGAGGACTTAAATAAAACAAAAGCTGAAGTTAAGGAATTACGAAAATTGATAGAAGAAAAATAAAAAATTATATATTTATTAAAAAGAATTAAATAATTTAATTATGGGATATACATACGAATGGTCTTTAGTAGGACTTAGAAAACAAAATACAGATACTCTAAGCGATGTTGTAGTTGGTACAAACTGGAAAGTAGTTGCAACCGATGCTAATGGTAATGTAGGAACTTTTGTTGGAGCAACTCCATTTACACCACAAGACCTTAATGGTGATGGGTTTGTAGATTATAGAGATTTAACCGAAGAATTAGTATTAAATTGGGTTAAAAATGTAGTAAGTGGTTCTGGACCTCAAGCATATTGGGACCATATTAACAGTCAAATCACAAAAGAAATAGATGTTAAGAAATATAACAGAGTAACTGTTAGTGATGTTGATTTACCTTGGGCGGCTACATCTGGTAGTAATTTATACGGAGTAGACCCTCAACCGGCGTAACTACTACAAACGATTTTATATACAATGTTCAAAATGCAGATTTATAAACAAATTTGTGTTTTGAACATTTTCTTTATATTTATATGAGTATTAATGTAACTATTTACAAACATACATTCAAAACACAAATCGGAGAAATAAAATGGCAGAAAGAATCGTATCACCTGGCGTATTCACAAGAGAAAATGACCTTTCCTTCCTAGCGCAAGGAATTGGTGAAATTGGGGCAGCATTTATAGGACCTTTTAAACAAGGACCTGCATTCATCCCAACTATTGTGAGAACTCAATCAGAATTCGAAGAAATATTCGGAACACCTGATGGAACTTATTATACTGAATATGCAGTACAAAACTATTTAAGAGAAGCTGGTACAGCAACAATCGTAAGGGTTGGTGGTATCGGTGGTTATGAGCAGATAGCACCTTTAGCAATATTTGCATCTGGTTCATCCCTTCAATCAGTAGGCACTAAATTAATTGGTGTATTACATTCAACTAAATTAGGTGATGAGAAAGTTGGATTTGCAGGAGCAACTGTAGCAAGTGATAGTGTTAATGATGGTTCATTCTTAGCATTGCATGCAGATTTAAATGTATCAGCATCTATCTTACCATCTTCTGTAAACGATTTATCAGATGTATTTGGTGAATCTCCATTTGGAGCTAAAAAAGCATACGCATATTCTTACTTTGAAAGTGCAGCTGGATACTATACTGGTTCTGCTGGAAACAACATTGTAATAACTTCTGTTGTATTACCTCCACAGGACTTTACTTACGATGCACAAGCAGCTGAAACTCCAATGGTTAAATCTCAATTGATTAGTGGTGAAAGATATGATTTATTTAAGTTCGTAACAACTGGACATGGTACAACATATAATACTAAATTTAAAGTTGGTATTTCAAATGTAAAGGCAGCTGGTGAAGATGGTGGAACTGATTACTCAACATTTACTGTAACGATTCGTTCATTTGATGATACTGATAAGAGAAAGAGTGTTGTAGAAACATTTAATAATGTAAACTTAGACCCTGCTTCTCCAAACTATATAGCTAGAAGAATTGGTGATAGATATTTTACAATTGATAACAATGGTAAACTTACTGAATTTGGTGATTATACAAATCAATCAAAATATGTCAGAGTAGTAGTATCTACTCCTGGCTCATTCCCAATATCAGCAGCACCATTCGGACATGGAGCATATACAAACCCAATTACAGCAACAAATAACGCTGAATCACTTTTAGTACCAGCGGTAGTATATCAAACAAACTCAGCAAATAATACATCATCATCTCCAATCTATTATAGTGGATTTGATTTTGAAACTACTGGTGTTAAGTTAGATAACTTACAATATTTGAAACCACTTCCAATAGGAGCTCAAACTGGTTCTAACGTATCTTTTGCATTTGATGCAAATGGTTTAACGTATCAAATGACCGGTTCTGCATCTACTGATATGGTTAAGAGACAATTCGTATTAGCATTCCAAGATGGATTTGATGGTATGAACCCAACTACAACAATAGCTAAAGCTGGTGATACTGATTGGAGTAATGCAAATACGCAAGGATTCAATTGTGCAACATCTGTATCTTCTGGTTCAGTAGCATACAATAAAGCACTTAACGCAATTTCAAATCCTGATGAGTATGATATCAATATGTTAGTAACTCCTGGTATTGTAAGAGGATTACACCCAGCAATTACTACTAAAGCAATTGATATTTGTGAGGAAAGACAAGACGCATTTTATATCGCTGATTTCAACGATTTTGATGATACAATAACTGAGGCAACTGAAGCAGCTAACGCAGTTGATACAAACTACGCAGCAACTTACTACCCTTGGGTTAAGACAATAGATACTAATACAAACAAATTAGTAACTGTACCACCTTCAGTACTATTACCAGCAGTATTTGCTAGTAACGATAGATTAGCAGCAGAATGGTTCGCACCTGCTGGTTTGAATAGAGGTGGTATTACTGGAGCAGTTTCAGTATTGAATAGATTAACACATGCGGAGAGAGATACTCTATATGAGAACAAAGTAAACCCAATCGCAGCATTCCCTGGACAAGGTATTGTAGCATTTGGACAGAAGACATTGCAAGATAAAGCATCAGCATTAGATAGAATCAACGTAAGAAGATTACTTATCACTGTTAAGAAGTTTATCGCATCTACTTCTCGTTTCTTAGTGTTCGAACAAAATACTACTCAAACTAGAGCAAGATTCATTAACACAGCAACTCCATACTTAGAGAGCATACAACAAAGACAAGGTTTGTACGCATTCAAAGTTGTAATGGATGAAAGTAACAACACACCTGATGTTATTGATAGAAACATATTAGCTGGACAAATTTTCTTACAACCTGCTAAGACGGCTGAATTCATCGTAATTGATTTCAACATCTTACCAACTGGAGCAAGTTTCTCAGCATAATATAAAAAACAAAAAGTAGATATTTATTAATATAAAATAAAAGGAAAAGAAAATGGCACAAGTATTAGAATTCAACGATATGTTCTACAAAACCTGGGAACCAAAAACGAAAGCTCGTTTCAAAATGAGTATCGATGGTGTAGAAGCATATTTGATTAAAGCAGCTAGCAGACCTCAAATTAACTTTGAAGTTGTAACTTTAGACCACATTAACGTGAAAAGAAAGTTGCAAGGTAAAGGTGAATGGCAGGATATGACTATCACTCTTTATGACCCAATTGTACCATCTGGTGCACAACAAGTAATGGAGTGGGTTCGTTTAGGACACGAATCTATTACTGGTAGAAAAGGATATTCTGAATTCTATAAGAAGACTATCAAAATCGAAATGTTAGGACCTGTTGGTGATATTGTTGAAACTTGGACTTTATATGGAGCATTTCCATTGCAAGTAAACTTTGGTGAATTAGATATGACATCTAATGACCCAGCATCAATAGAACTACAAGTAGCATATGATTACGCTGTATTAGAATTCTAATCTAAAACATATAAAATTAAAGGGGATACTAAAATATCCCCTTTTTTGTGCTTTCTAATTTTTTTAAAATGATGTATTTATATATACAAACTTAAACAAAGTAAAGTTATGAATCAAAAACAATATGATTTTCCAACGGAAGTTATTAGTTTACCATCGGAAGGTAAATTATATCCAAAAGAGAACCCATTATCATCGGGTCAAATAACAATTAAACATATGACCGCAAAGGAAGAGGATATCCTTTCTTCACAAAACCTTATCAAAAAAGGTATTGTATTAGATAAACTATTTGAATCGGTTCTAGTTGAACCTGGAGTAAATCCAAATGATATCTATATTGGTGATAAAAACGCTATTTTAATGGCAACTCGTATTTTAGGATATGGTGCTGATTATCAAATAGAAATGACTGACCCATTTTCATTAGAAAAACAAACTGTTGTTATTGATTTAGGTAAAGTTCAAACAAAAGATGTTGATGATGATGTATTAAATTCAAAAAATAGAT